TGTGTGCCTCGTACCACCTTCGACGATTAGCTCGCGATCTGCCTCAATGCGCAGTCCCTCACGAGAGATTGTCGCGATTAGCTGCTCGTCGTCGTTTTGGTACGGGCCGACCTTGAACTGGATCGACTCGCCAGACACCTGCGGATCATTGCCGGGCGGGTTGTGCACGATTGAGCTTATCTGAAGATCATCGTGTTCATACTCCATGTCGGCCGAACCGCTGCTGTAGGTCGCTACCGCGAACTCCTGGTTCTTGCCGCTACTGTCAGTCCCCGTTACTGCGATGCCGGCTAGCGCGCCGCCCGCCCTGTCTTCGCTCGCGCCAACGTCGGCCGTGAGGTAGCTCCCACTGATGATGATCGGGCTCGCGTCCATGGTGAGCTGGCCCGTCATCGTGTCGCCAGCCTCGTTGACGTACCGGTCGTCGAGGTCGCCGAGGTCGTGCTCGTGACGGGGAAACTGGCGCCGGCGAAGCGGACGTTCAGCAGCAGTGTTGAGCGTCACCATCACTCGACTCCTTGCACCATGCGGCCCTGCAGGTAGGCCGTCGACGGGCCACCGTCAAGCCACACTGCCAGCCACACCTCGCCCTGCCCCTCGGCAAGGTCAAACTGCCACGTATTCTCGTCATCGAGCCTGCCCGTCTGACCATCACCATTCGACTCTAAACCGGGGCTGTAGCCGGCCCGCTGGCCATCGACGCCCCACCCGATGATCTCCGACACGCCGGACGGCAAGCTCGACCACGAGTGGCCGACGTCCAACGGCGGCGAGTCAAGATCGCCGGCCGTCACCTCACCATCAAATATGGCCGCGTAGAACGGGGCGGCGACCTCGCTGCCATTCGAATCGTAGAGTTGCATCGTAGTCTCGCCGACCGTTGCCCTCTGAGCGGCAAATACCTTCTCGACCACCCACTGGCCATTCGACAGTTCGACGAACGCGGCGGGGCTACTCGACGGCGGGTCGCTCGACGGGTCGCCAGCGTCCTTCGCGCCCATCGGCAAGTAGCCCGACCCGGCCTCGTCATCCCACGGCACCTTCGTGTCCTCAACCACCGACCCGGTAGAGCCGCGGCGTAGATTCGCGACTGTGCTGCGGCTCGACCGTCGGCGGCGCTCTAGGATCTCCGCGACCGTCAGCACGTCGCGGGCCTGCTCGTCGACGGTGAGGCTCACCGACAGGTCGCTCCAGTCGACCTCAACCTCGACGATCTGCAACGGCCGGTCAGCCCCCCTGTGATTCTTCAACAGGATAACCATGCCGGCCTTCAGTTCGAAGCGGCTGAACTCCTCAGGGTCGACGCGCAGCTCAACGTCGCCGACCCACCGCGGGTCCTTGTCGCGAGCCAGCACCTGCTCTGCGCTCTCCATCGCACGCGAGAATGACGTGCCGGAGGGAAACTGCAGGTGGCGTTCGCGCCGGATGATGTCCGGGTCGAAATTCGCGTTGCCCTTCGGGTGGGCAGCGTCAGTGTGGGCGAACGGCTCATACTCGGCGATGCCAGTGCTGTAGTCGGCGTTCCGGTACGTCTGTCCGGCCTTGTTGGTCCCCTCGCCGTAGAGAACATTGACGGTCTCGCGGGCGTCCACGCTCAGGCTCGGCTCGACGCCGGGCCAGCGCGCGTCGACGGTCGCATCGGCGGCTGCCGCCGACACTTCCTTGATGCGGCGCAAAACTGGCGTTCGCGGACGGTCAAGGTCGATGCGGAACCGCGTCCCGTCAGTTTTTTGCAGCAGGAACAGCACGTCGCGGAGATAGCCGGTCAGGGCCGCGTCCCACGAGCCCGTCTGCCTCGTCTTCACAGCCGGCGGGCTGTCCTCTACAGTAATCCACGACTGGTCGTCGCCATCATCAGGCACCGTAAACCGCAAGTGCGGGCGAGTCGACTGCGAGTATTGGGCGTTTATGAAGTCGACAACGTCGACTCCCTCCGTGACGACCAGCGGGGCGCGCACATACTCGTCGAGCTGGAAGTGCGCGCCGGCCATCTCTATAACCGTGTCGCCGCCGTCGTCGCTGACGTCCACGACGTACCCCTCCCACAGCGTGGTCGGATCAGACCCGTCCATGGGGTGCCGGCGGATCTCGAAGTTCTGGTCGAGCCAGCCGACCACCTCCGGGTCGGTGTAGTCGCGGCCCGGCACGCGGACGCGCGCCGGCCCGTCGGCGAACGGCATGCCGGAACTCCACTGTTCAGCGATCAGCGGCGTGCCGTCGTCGAGCCACGTCACGTCGACCGAATCGTCACGGACGAACTGCAAGACGCCCCACGGCTCCCGCTGTTCGTCAACGATCCGGTCATCGGACAGCACCGGCGTGACCTTCTCGACCTGCTCCGTCTTCGTATCGCTGGGGGTGGCTGGCGACGAATCCTTCGGCGCCGAGTCGCCGTCGTCGCCAACGCCAACCCGCGCCCAGCTCCACACGCGGTTCGACTGGCTGCGCGCCTCAATGCCCGCCCGCCCGCTGGCCGGCGTCGTCGACGGGGGAGACTGCATCTGCCAAGCCGACGGCTCCCCCATGCCGTCCATCCAAAAGCGGGCGCGAACCATGCTGCTGTCAGGCTCCCATCGGAGCCGAACCCAAAAGAACGAACCGTCCTCCCAGCCGTCCGCCGTGACCCCCTCGGTAGCGCTGGAAGCGTCGAGCTGAACGTACGACCCCGACGTGAACTGCCACAGCCGCCACTCCTTGTCGGGCGCCGCCAGCTCCGTCTGGTTGACCATGCCAGCAACGAGCCGGCCGCCGCCAAAGAACAACACGACGCGGCACGGCTGCTCGCCGTTGTCGCTCTCCGCCACGTACACCATAGATACGATCTCAGCCACCCGGCTCGCGTCGATCGTGCCAGCCGCCCGCCACGACAACCCCATGTCGTTGGCCTGCGCTGACTGCTTCAGCTCCACCACGCGGTTCTCGCCCGAAAGCCTGTCAACCACGAAGTCCCGAGACGCAGACCCCTCGTCGTCCCACCGGTCGGGGGGCGCGCCGACCTGCGTGCCGCACTCGAAGTTCGTGAACCGCCTTGTCACGACCGGTCCTCGCGGTGCGGAAACCTCGGGATCGACGCGGTAAGTTCCATCTCGACCATCGGAAGCACGTCATGCCACCGCCACGTCATCGCGCCAGGGTCGACGTCGGCCGCCTGACAGCGATACTCCCACGTCGCGTCGCCAATGTCCGCCACCACGTCGAAGAGCGGCTGTAAGAGCGCGTCGGCAAGCGCGTCATAGTTGTTTTGCAACGCCTGCGCGCTGGTGCCGCGCACCTGCACCTCCAGCGTCGACGTGAGCTGCTCGCGGCGCGTATGAGTGTCGATCGCCCCGTGGACAGTGTGAGAGACGGCCACCTCACGAGCGATACTGATCGCACCCGGCTCAAACGACAGCACCCGATAGTCAGGCGGGCATAGCACGAGCGTGGAAAGCCCGAGACTACTCCGGTCGATTTCGATCGACACTTAGCCGTCCCTTCCGCGCCCCTTCAAAGCGGCCAGCCGGCGCTGCCGTTCTAACTGCTGGCGGGCATTCTGCCAGTCGGTCGCCTGGAGCTGCTCGATATTCACAGACTGGTCCACAACACGCTGCCCCCCAGCACCCGCCGGCTCGCCGCCGACGCCGAGGTTGGCGGCGTCACGGGGCGACTGTGGCGCGAGCTGGCCGACATTCAAGTCGGTGAGGTCAGGTGCGCGACGGCGCGCCTCGTCGCCGATCGCATCGAACGCGGCGCCGAACAGCTCGCGGTAGTGCTCCTCGGGCGTCGAGAACCAGCCGGTCGGGTCGAGCTTCCCCACGATCGTGTCGCGAATGTTGCCCGCAACGCCGGAAAGCACGCCGAGCTTCGACCGCAGCCCGTCAATGATGTCGTCAATCGCGCTGGCACCAATGTCGTACAGCTCGCCGGGCAGGTCAGATACGGCGCCGGCAATCTCGCCGGCAATGTCCGACCCGACAACTCTCAGCTCAACGAAGCTGCTCGGCGACAGGGCGCCGCTGATCGTATTGACGATCTGGTCAATGACGCTACCGACGCCAGAGTCCGGAATGAAGTCCACTACGGCATCGCCGATTGCGCTGGCAACGTCCGAACCGACGTCGCGGAACGGAGCAAGCGTCCCGGAGAACTGGCCAGTCACGACCGTCTCGACCGTGCTAGCCGCACTGCCGAGCGGCCCGCCGCCCCTCTGCAGCGTGTCGAGCAGCCCCTCGCCGATTGCTATAGCAATCTCGCCTGCGGCGCTAGCCACGGCAGATTTCACCGCGGACGACGTGAGCACGTCGACGATCAGCGGCAGCACATCGTCAGTGACGACGTCCGTGAGGGCCTGCTGCTCGCCCGAAATGCCCTCCACGATCGCGTCGACGAGCGTGACTGCCGCATCGCCGAGGACTGGCGCGTAGTCTTCGACGATTGGCCCCAGCTCCTCCAGCGCGTCACGTAGCGCCGGGCCGACCACGTCGCCGAGGTTGCCAACGACCGTCGAGAGTGTCTCTTCGAACTCCTGGCTGGCGCCCGCAGCCTCGCCCAACGCTGGCGGGGCGGCCGCCCCCACCTCGCCGAATCCGCTGGGCAGCAATCCGACCTTAGCCGACAGCGTTTCGAAGGCGCCCGCAAGGCTGTCTGCCTCGCTGAGCACCTCGCCAGCCACCTCAGCCGCAGAAACCATCCCTTCGACGAACGAGTCCACACGGTCGTTGACCGCCTCGAAGTCCTGAAAGCCCTCGACGAGCTGAAACCGCGCCTGCTTGAACCCCTCGGCGAACCGCTGCAGCGGCGATGCGGCCTCCTCATTGATGGCAGCGTTCCGCTCCGCAAGGCCGTTGGCCGCGTCGATCTCCTGCCGGTAGCCTTCGATTTCCTCTCTGGTGAAGCCGAGTTCTTCGACGAACTTCTGATAGCTCCCCTCAGCGTCGCCGATGGTCTGGCTTAGCTCCTGGTTGATGGCCTGCTGTGACCCGAACTCATCGTTCAAAGCGGCGATGAGCGGGATTAGCTGGTCAAAGGTCAGATCGAGGTTTCCGGACTCCTTCTGGACTTCGGGCAGCGTCTCGCCGAGTTCCTCCAGCGAGAACGTCGTCCGTTGGGCGATGAAGGCCAGCTCGTCCTGGACCTCCGAAATGTTGCCGGCTTCCACGCCGACTGACCGGAGGCTGCTGCCTATCTGCGCCAGGTCGGTGGCGCCTTCAAGCGAGCTTTCGCTGACGTTCAGCAGCGTCTGTGTGAAGTCCTCCAGGCCGCTGGTCGTCTCGACGCCCTGCCGCCGCGCAAGATCGAATAGCTGAACGACCTGCTCTAGTGGGGCTTGCGCGTTCGCGATGCCCGTCGCAAGGTCGCGAATCTCCTCCTCGCTGGTTTGAAACTCGGCGGCGAGCCGCTCCACGCTCGACTCCAACGGCCCCGACGTGGAGACGAACGCTTCCGTAGCGCCGGCAAGCCCAACGATGCTGGCGATCGTCCCGCCGATCGGCCCGACCGCCGCATCCTTCAGCCGTTCGAAGGCGCCTCCGCCCTCGTCAGCGGCGGCGTTCAGGTCGGTAGAGATGCTGCTGCCGACCTCGCTGGCGGCCGCCGACGCTTCCTCGAACTCGCCCTCGATGTCCTCGCCTACGCCCTCAAAGGCCGCGCTGGCCTCGTTGGCAGAGGCGCGCGCCTCCGCGCCGATGTTGTCCAGCGACGACGTCGACTGTGAGGAGGCTGTCTCTAGCTCGCTGGCCAGGTCGCTGGCCGTACCCTCGAAGGCCGCGCCCACATCATCGGCAGCACTACTAGCGTCACTGGCAATCTGCTCGAACTCGCCGCTGGCGCTGCTGGACGTCCCATCAAACGCCGCGCCAACTTCGTCAGCGGCGCCCTGAGCGTCACTAGCGATCTGCTCGAACTCGCCGCTGGCGTTGCTGGACGCCTCCTCGAACTCGCCAGCTACCTCGCTGCCAACATCACCGAACGAGCCAGACGCTGTATCAGCGGCCTCGGCAGCATCGCTGGCGATCTGTTCAAGTTCGCCGCTGGCGCTGCTACTTGCCCGTTCGAACTCGCCAGCTATTTCGCTGCCAGCACCTTCGAACGAGCTAGATACTGTCTCTGTGACCTCTCTGGCATCGCTGGCGATCTGCCCTAACTCGCCCTCAATGCTGCCGCTCGCCCGTTCGATCTCGCCGGCAATCTCACCGCCAACATCGTCGAACGAGCCAGACACCGTGTCGGCAGCCTCGCCGGCCTCGCCCGCTAGGTCTTCGAACGAGCTGGACGCCGTGTCGGCGGCCTCAACGACCTCGCCAGCCTCGCTAGCTAGACCCTCGAACGAGCCAGACGCCGCCTTGGCAGCCTCGCTAGCTTCACCCTTCAGATCTTCGAACGAAGTAGTCGATGCGTCGCTCGCGTTCGACAACGATCCGCGAATCTCTTCGCCGGTACTTTCGAACGAGTCCGTGATGCTCGCCGAGACGTCCTCGGCTACCCCGCCAAGGTCTTCCAGCTCATTCGACGCAACATTTATGGCGTCACTGGCCGCTTCGCCGAGAACATCGGGGGCGTCTGATAGGGCGCCGCTGATCTCTTCGCCAGCATCCGCGAAGGAGCCCGCGATGTCCGCCGAGACGCCCTCAACAGCCCCACTGAGACCTTCGAACGAGTCTGTGATGGTCGACGAAACCCTCTCGGCAACCCCGCCCAGATCCTCGAACTCGCTGGAGGCAGTATTGACGGCTTCGCTGGTCGCCTCGCCGACCCCCTCGGATAGCTCCTCGGCGAACCCTTCGAGTTCCGGCTGGATCTCAATGAACGCCTCGCCGACCTGCTCACCCATCGCCGCCCCTACTCTTGCTGGAGGCCTTCAGCCGCTCGTACTGGCCGCGCGACATTTGCCGGCCCCACTGGCGCCGCTTCTCCTCATGCGATACGAGGTACGTGTCGAGTTTCTGCTCCAACGCGCTGCGAAGCTCGCTGCGCGACCGGCCCAACGACGTGTGCTCGGTAATCCACGCGTCGAGCAGCGCCGGGTAGAGCTGGTCGACGCTGAGCCGGCCCGCCGTGTGGGCGGTCATTCCGGCTCGATGTAGCCAGTAGTCGAGGTCGTCTCGGGCGGCCCAAAGGAAGAGCCCGACCGCCCGGTGGTAGGGCGCGCCATCATCTCGCGCATCGCCGTCGTGATGATCGACGCGACCTCCCGGATGCTCGCCACGCTGTCGAGGAGCGCCAGCGCCTCCTCGTCGGACTCCAACATGTGCGAGAGGGTGGCGCGGAGCCGTTCGACGCCGGCCGCTCCAACTTGCTGGCCCTGCGTGCCGAGGTCGAGCAGCCGCATCTGCTGGAGGGCGCTCGGCAACCTTGTGAAGGTGAACTTACGACCGGCGATCACTTCGACGTGCGGTTCGACGCTGTCGTAAACGGTCGTCCATTCCGTCTGCTTGTGGCCGTTCTCAGTCGCGTCCATCGGAGTCTCCTCCCTTATGGTGTCCATTGCACGGTGACTTGCCAGCCGGAAAAGCCACCCTCGGGGCCGACTGTGACTGCCTCGACGACGGCCGGCCGGCAGTTGTGCGCTTCGACGGCTCGCATCACAGCCTGCCATAACTCCCAGCCGCCGCCGACAACTATGCCGGCTGACGTGTGGAGGGCTTGCGCGGTCGGCGGGTTGCCGCGAGCGTCGCTGGTTGGCGCACACCACAAGCGTGTGAACGTCGCGGTCGCCTGCGTCGGCGACGTGAGCCCGCGCGTCGTGACGCCGGGCGTGAGGCGGCTCACGTGCAGGACGAGCTGTTCGCAGTCGAACGCTGGCGCCCCCTCGCTGATATAGCGCCGCTTCGGCGGGCTATCCAAACGCTGGACGACGTCGTCGAATAGCTGGACGGCCTCGCCCCACAAGTCGCCAGCGGCCATCTAGCTGCCGCCGACGGGCTCGTCGACGTCCGGCGTCCACACACGCGAGGGCGACCTGAGCCCGTGCGGGTTGACGCTAGATAGCCACAGGTCCAGCTCGTACACGCCGGTGCGGCCCTCTCGGAGAAAGTCGAACGGACTCGACACGTCCAACGACACTCCCTGCCTCGTGACACTCGTCACGCCCGATGGAAGCTGACACTCGCGGCCCGACGCGGCCTTCAGTATCTCGCAGGCGAACAGCGCAATCGCATAGCGGCCATACTCGCCGACGGGCTCGCCCCACCGGTAGTCGACGACGAGCACATCCTCGTCGTCGTCGTCGCGGGCGAGGAGCTGGCAGGCAGGCCACACGCCACCGTCGCGGCGGACGAGCTGACGGCCGCGAACCAGCGCCCACGAACTGTTGGACAGCGACGCCCCGCCTATCCGCACGTCGTCTACCCCGGCAATCGGCGTCCGGTGGCCGACGAACACCGTCGACGCGCCGGGGCAGCCGCACCAGCCCCGCCCGCAGCAGGCGCACAGGCAACGCGAGCCCCCGCCCGGATAAGCGAGCCGCTGACGGCAGCCCGACCGACCCGACCGGCCCGGCCGCTCGGCAAAGACGGTGCACTCGCCATGCCGGCGGCCCGCCAACGTCCACGCAATAGTGCTAGCCGACTCGGCGGCATGCTGTAACGCCGCGTCGCTCGGCGGGTTATCCCCGTCGGACTGGTCAAGGTCGCAGAACTGGTTGACGTCCGACGGGGACACTAGCGGCGCGCACGGCCCGTCCACGAGATGCTCCTGCTCCTACAGCGTAAGGGAGAGGTCCTGGCAGCCCTCCTGCGCCTCCGGCAGGTCGTTCGTTTCGATCGCCCCGTCGTAAATCGTGACCGGCTCGTCGGTAAGGTCGCTCCAGTCGCCCCCAGGACCGTCACCCCACGCGCCAGCGACGAACCCGCGCCCCTCGACCTGCACCTCGTAGACAGCATTCTCGTGCGTGGAACCGGTCCGGCGCCACTGGCGCGTCCGCGGGAAAACGTACCGCATGTAGTCGACGATTGACCCGTCCACGATGATCGCCTCCCACAACTCAATCGACGTGTCCGTTGGACCGCCGACGGCGCCCGGACCCTTGATGCCATAGCCCGTCGTGTCGCCGGACAGGTTATGGACGGTGCCGCCAGCGAGGAACTCCAACAGTTCCGGCTCGGGGGCGACTATGCGCATCGTGAGGTTCAGCCAGCGCAGCACGTCGTCGGCGCGCAGGAACAGCTCCTCCTCGCCGCACCCGTCGAGCTGCGAAATCGTGTCGCCGTCGTTGAACTCCGGCGACCATTCCAGCGAGACGAGCTTTTCCGTCACGTACAGGTTGCACTCGCCCTGCGACGGCGACCCGTCGTCGTTCAGCCGCGCGACGCGAATGAGGCACGCCTGCGCCTGACCCGCATATGCGTTCGTTGCCATGATCTACCCCTTTTTAGGACAGCAATCCTGAGGACACCGGGGCGCCGGCCACCCAGCACGGGTCGAACACGACCAGCCCTAACTCTTGCGCCCACGCAACCGACGTGTTCACGTCCCGGTCGACGTCGAATAGAACGGTTCGCTGGCCGGACGAGGCGTACACCTCGCCAGAGGCGTACACCCAGCGGCGCGTGGGCTCCAGGACCCCGTCGGGGTCTTCGCCAAAGTAGCCAGGGCTGACGATCACGACGTTGCCCATCATCGTCCGCCACACCGTCCCATCGCGCCACGCCGCATTCACCTCGACGAAGGCTGCCAGTGCGGGCGGCACGTGAATGAACGCCCTCGCGCCGTACAGGTTTTTGGAGGCCTCCTCCTCCAGGCGGGCGATGGCCTCGTTGACGTTGTCTTGTTCGTCTAGCTCCTCGGCTTGCCCGTGGATGCTGGCGTTCAGCGTTCCACTGTCGTCCTGCTCTGTGCCGTCGCCGGTCATGAGCGTGCGAGCCATTGCGTACTCGCGCGTCACGTCGAGCCGGCTGGCGGCCATCGTTCGAATGTCGCTCATGGACAGCGCCGAACAGTCCAACCCTTGCCGGATCGTGATGGGCGCGAACTGCTGACTATCACCGAGCGAAACGGGAGCGTCCGCCCCGCTGGTGCACGGGCCGCGCCACGTCGGCTCGGCGCAGCCAACCTCGGCGAACGCGATGCCGCGCCACCACTCGTCGACGTTCAAACTCCGCGCGCCGGCCAGCAGGCCGGCGGCGGGCCTGCTGGCCGGGGGGAGCGTTACGTGCTGTGCAAGCACCCCAACTCCTCTGTGGGCTAGTAAGAGGGGTTAGCTGGCGGTGGAGCAGACGCAGTCCTCGCCGACGGGCACGTTCACCTCGATCGACTCGCAGCCGCGCTGGGCGACCTGCTCGAACGTTTCCACGAACGTCTGCCGGTCGTTCGTTTCGTTCAGCGTCGAGTCTTGAATCTCGGTGCCGAGGTCCATGATGCCGCCGTCGAGGAAGAAGAACGTCCCCTCGGGGTACAAAAGCCCGGTCAGGTTGTCGCCCGGCCACGTGTTCGGCTGGGCGCCGGCCGACTGGTCGCCGAACACGTCGAGGTCAGGCGACCATACCGGGATGATGTTCCGGTCGGAGAAGAACGACTCCAGCGTGCCGTCGGCGACGTGGAGGGCTTCGGTGCCGTCACCGGGCTGCTGGCGTGCGAGGCTCGCGCGGATCGCGTCGCGGACCCACAGGGGGGCGAGCCAGCGCAGCGCCGTGTCCGTCAGACGATGTCGGCTGCGGATGGCGGCCGCCACCCGGTCGAGCGTCAACATGAGCGTGCGGGCGGTGCCGTCCTCGTTCGGCACCTCGCTGGTGCTCACCGACGCGTTCTGCATCAGCGAAAACAGGTGCTGCTCGGCCACACGGTCGTGCAGCACCATCAGAAGGTCGAGGCGGGACTGCCAAAACTCGGGGTTGAACCTCGCCTGGAAGTTCCCGATGGTGAGGGCGGCCACGACCGCGTCAACGAGCGTCTCCGTTTCCGTCTCGCAGTCGATGCGCGGCGCAGGCTTCGTTTCCGTCCCGGGCGACTCGTCGGTGGACTGCGTCCACACGTTGACGGCATCCTCGCCGCTGGCGTTCATGTCTTGCAGATCGTCGAGGGTGGCGGCTGGCTGGAACCTTACGCCGCCACGGTCCGCGCCGAACTGCGGAAGGCTGTCGCGGATGGGCCGGCCGCGGTCGCCGCAAATCGGATGGGTGAAGTCGGCCGGCACCGGCTCGCAGACGCCGCCGGCAGCCGCCAAAGCGCGCGGGGAAAGCACCCGGTCGATGACGGCGGTGTTCGCCGACGGGCTCGCGCCGAGCTTGCGCTCCTCGGGATAGTTGGACCGCAGTTCAATGAGCGTCTGACGGCCGCGATTCACACGCTGCGCGTAGCGGTGGAACACGTCGGCGGCATCCTCTAACGTCTGCGGCTCGTCGGCGCCCAGCGCCGGACCGGCGAGCATCGCTTCCACCGGACGCGGGTCGGTCACCCGGTCGACGGTGGTGGTGCGACGGTTGCGACGCTGGATGGTGCCGCGCAGCCGCTCGCCGCGCGTGGACGCGGCCACCGGCTCAGCCTCCGTGTCGCCGCCGGCCGCATCGCTCGGATCGACCACCTCGGCCTGCGGGTCTTCGGAAGGCTCCTCCCCGCCCTCAGGCTCATTGAGGCCGTCGAGGAGCTGGCGAGCCTCGTCGCGCTGCTGCTGTTCGGACTGGTTGCGCCGCTCGACTTCCTGGTCGATGCGGTCGATGGCGTTGCGGATGTCGCGGCCCGCGTCAATGTCGGGCTCGTCGCCCTCGACGGCGTCGCGGAGGCCCTGGACGAGCTGCTCGCGGGCGTCCTGCAGCTCGCTGGCGTCCGGCGGGCTGTCACCGTCGATCCGGTCGACGAGGTTGGCCAGCTCGGGGTCCATGTTCGCTCCTCTTGCAGTTCAGGTGCGGGCGGGCGGGAGCCGCTATGCGGCTCTAGTCGGCGCTACGCGCGCGGTCTTTCACGTCTCTTGCTAGCCAGTCGCCAGCGAGCACCTCTAGGGCGTGGAGGCGCTGCTGCAACGCTCGATGTTCGGCCTTCGACACGCCGCTGGCAGTCAGATCGTCAGCGCCGGCCAGCGGATAGTCCGTCGCTTCGTTTCCGAACATGACGCGGAGCCGATCGAAGACAACATCGCCGGTCTTGTCAGAAAGCGCGTCAGCGACGGTCCGGTCGAGCTGCTCAGGGTCCGCGACGGTGACGTGCGGTAGCCACAGCGGGTCGGCGGACGTGTCAAGTTCGGCGAAGCGATCGCGCGCGTCGACGACCAGCTCGCCCTCAACGAGCAGGACGGCCGCTGAACTGCCGCGCTCCTCGCGCGGGTCAAGGACGGCATAGCCGAAGGCGTGCTGCGTGCCGGCGGAAAGTTCGCCGGCCGCCTGGTTGGCGCTCTCAAGAATGTCGTCGCGTTGGCTGTCGCTGACGTCGTCAGCGTCGCCGAGGACGGCGAGCTTGACGCACACGTCCTGCGGCTCTAACCCTCCCGCCACAGAAAGACGTTCCATCTCGCTTTCGGTTGGCAGAAGCGCGACCATCGCTACGTTCCCGCCAATGTCGACTTGGGCGACTAGCGGATCGTCGGCGCAGCACGGGCCGGCAGTGATGGCGGCTGCCACCGCCTCCTCGCTGGCTTGCCGTTGCACCATGAAGCCCGGCTGGTTCACCGCGAGGATGCCGACGAGGCGCAACCTGCCGCCGATGGGTCGCCAGTCGCCCGACAGGCTCGACCCGCGCAGCTCGGCCACGTCGTCGCTGGTGGCAGTCGGGCGGAGTTTGCCCGCCACCCAGATGCCATAGTCGTCCTCGCCGACGGTCACGTCCGCGACCGCCCGGCCGGTATCGGAGTAGTGGCGCATCGCCTCGTCGCCGGACACCGTCAGGTCAGCGTGAGTCGTCCCGACGGTCAATGGTCCGGTGCGAACGCCGGGGATCGCCTCGCCGGTCAGAAACCGGTCGTAGTTGCCCTCGCGGGGCGGCGCGACGCACTGGCTCGCAAAGCCAGCGTGGCAGCGTCCCCACAGGGCGGCGTGGCCGTACACGTGCCCGTCGTCGGTGACGACGAGCGGACAGCCGTACGTGACGCTTTCACCCTGGCGTTCTGGCTCCTGACGGACGAGCCGGCCGTCATCGTCGCCGCCGAACTGCGGGTCGGCGAACGCCTCACTGTCGCCAGGCTTAACGGCCGCGATGCGAGCGCGCGGATGCGCGCGGGCGGCCGCCATCCCCTCGTCGTCGGCCATGGCGATTTCGGATTCGGCGAACGCTGGCGTGTCCACAACGGCAATGTGGCGGATGCGGGCGTCCGTAGTGACTTGCATCTCCTCGCCGGCCCGAAACCGCATGACGACGATGCGGTCCTCGTCGTCGACCTCCTCGCCGCCAGCACTCTCGTCATCGGGAGTTTCGCCCTTGTCGATGGCCTGCCGTTCGACGCGAATCTCGGCCGTCTCGTCGTCGAGGGCGACGCTCGTGCCGACGGCCCCCTCGCGGAGCAGCTCGCTGACGCGCGTCACATCCGCCTGCGCCTGATCGTCCTCGCTGTCGGACAGATGGCCGGTGGCTTTGATTAGGTTGCCGTCCCGCCAGATCTCGTCGGCGTACCCGACGACTGACGCTTGATGGCCGCCGTCGCTGCGACTCCACAGCAGCGGCCACGGGCCGCCGTCCCAGCGCAGCGAGCCTTCTTCCATCATGCGCCCGTCGCCGGTCGGTTCGCCCTCAATGGCGATGACGCCTTGCCAGCGAAGCTCGTCAGCCACGGTGTTCTCCTGGTTGCTGGCCTGTTCGAAGCTGCCGCCCCGGTTGTTGCAATGGTTGCGGGCCTGCTTGGTTGCGTCCTTGCCGTTCCAGCCGGCCGACAGTGGATAGCGGATTGCTTGACGTTCTGACTTGCCGTTGCGGATGCCAATGATGTGGTCGACCCGGCGGCCTTTGACCTTGCCGGCGTTGTTCTGCCGGCGCATCTTGTCGTACTTCGCCGGGTCGGCTAGCCGGCATGCGTGTTCGTTCGCATACGGCACCTCTACGCCCCCTGGGCGTCCCTCATCGGCGGTAACTCAGCATGGCTGGGCTGACCGGCATACGTCCCGCACGCGTGGCGGGGTGGGCTTGTCCGATCGGCTGCTACGCTGCCGACTGGGAACGCTACGCGAATCCCGCTAGCCCGGCAGAATACATGCGATTTCTGCCACGTCAACGGGGCGCAGACGTGGGTCCAGATCCCGCCGGCTCCACAGTTATGCGATGACGGGAACGCACAACTCGGCGCCGCCATTCATGAGACCGCTCAACGCGCGCATCGTCATCCAGGCACGACCCTCGTCGCCCCACTCGCGGCCCCACGAGTTCTTCAACCGCACCTTGCCGCCAGACTTGTTCACGCCATTCAGCACGTAGGCGTGGCCAGCGTCCCCCGACCTTGTGAATCCGACGTAGCCGTTGCGGGTCTCCATGAAGCCATCCGGCCACCGCGACCCGACGACGATCGGCCCGACGTTCAATAGCACGTCGACGGCCTCGCTGACTGTGGAGCACCAACGGTATTCGGCCAGCAAGCCGAGGTCGCGCAGCACCTTCGCGCCCGCCCGGACACTCGTCCCGTCGTACTTCGGGTCGGTGCAGTCGCCGTCCCACGCGTCGCGCTGTTGCGCCTCGCAGTAGAGGTCTTCCGGCTGGGGGAGCTTGTGGAGGTCGCGGGTCGCTGGACCGTCGGATAGGCAGTGCAGCCAGGCGTACGCGACGCACTGCGGCGTGCGGCCCTGGTCGCCCCACCAGCCGAGGTCCCACCAGTACTGCCAGTCGTACTGCTCGCCACGCGCGGCGGTTAGCTGCGACGCGGGGTACTGCCAGTCGCGGTCGTCATACTCGGCGATCCTCCCGAACCACTCTCGCGCCATCATCGCCTCCTATCCGGGTAGCCGCCGGCCGGCTCGCTTCACCCCATCGCGAAGTATGTGGAAGGCCGGCGTGCCGGGATGGTTGACCTTCTTCGCATACACAACCCGCCCGTTTACGCGGAAGCGCAGCACGCCGCCGGGCTTCCGCGGGCGGATGACGTGCGGCCGGCTGCCGCGCTCCAAAATCGCCGAGTAGGGCGCGCCGGCAGTGACCCTCACGCGGCCGGACTGCTGGTCCGTCGTCGACCGGATCTTGCGGAGATACTTGCCGCTCTGAGTGTTGATGCGTTCGCGTGCGACCTGGCGGACCTGCTGAGTCGCCTTGCCGGCGAAGCCCGCCATGATCCTGTCGACGTTGCCGCTGCGCCCCGACGTGGCCCTGCTCGCGTCGATGCGCGTCGACCTGTTCACTGTGAACTTGACCATCACGCCCTCGCGCGGCGGTGCTTTTGCCGCATGCTATCCCACGACTCGCCGACGCTGCCCGCGTGCCAGTCGAAGTCGACTGCGCTCGCGTCGGCGCCGGCGAAGTAGAACGCGGTGCGCGACTTGCTGTTGCCGCGTCCGAGCAGGCTCGGCTCCCCCTCTATGGCGCTGCGATGTTCCACCAAGCTCGGCACCGGATAGTACTGGTCGATGTTGCGTTGCCGGTACCAACGGCGGAGTCGCCCGTCGTAGATCGCCCCATGGTCGACGGTCATGCGATCTCCGTGCTCGACGATCTCGTCTACGTGGCCGGCGGGTAGCGCGACGCCGACGCCCCACAGGGGGCTGATCCTGGCCGTCACGAAGCTCGCCCCCTCGCGGCGCGCCCGGCGGACGAGGATGGCGTAGCTCGACCCGCGCCCCCGCGAGCCGCAGTACAAGCCGATGGGGCACTCGGCCGGCACGACGTCGCTCATGGCGGCCACCCCGGCGGTTAGGTCGCGGCACGGCAGCGCGTCATCCTGCAAAACCACGTGACGGTCCGCATGCCGGTCGGCGTGCAGGAGCGCCCGCCGGCCAGTGTCCCATATGTCGTCGTGGCGGTCCCACACGATGGTGGCGGGCGCGTCCAGCCGCGCTTGCACGTCGCGCGCCCATCCAGCCCGCTCCGGGTGGGCCATGATCGCCACAGACACGGTCATGGCGTGTACCCATAGCGTTGCGCCATCTCGCGCACCGCCTGGCGGGGCGGCTCTGGGATTTGCTGCCAGTCGATAGTGCGGCCGCGGCCGGGGTTAGTGTTCACATACTTGCTGGTCGCCTCGATTGCTTCAGCGAGCCGCCCGCAGTCGTGGGCCACACCGGCGGAGCAGAACAGTTCAGCCAGACACTCGCTGCACGTGTCCTCCACGCGAAAGCGCGCGTGGGCGTATCGCTCCACCATCGAGTTCCAGTAGCGCCAGTAGAGAGCGCACCTCTCTATGTTCGACTGGCCCTCGCCGATTTCCGGCATCTGGCTGATTGCCCACCGGCCCGACGGGCGCGGCCGCCAGAACGTCTGGCGTGTCATCGAACTGGCAATCGACGCGAGCGGGTCGCGGACGAGGTGCACCACGAACGTGCTGGACAGCTTGTCGGAGCCGAGCCAACAGGCGGCGTGCCAGCACACGTCGACATCCACATCAGCGCGCGGCCCCCGGCGCGGGTCGTGCTGCGGCCAGCCGCGCTCGTCCGACGAGTTCCCCTCGTGCGTCGCGTCCACCCCGGCCCGCCGTAGAACTGTGGCGAGATAGCGGGTGCCGGACCGTTGCGCCCCAGTGATGAGGAGCGCTACCACGGCGGCCACTTCCCCTCGACTTGACGACGGTGCAGCCAATGATGCACCGCGTAACAGCCAGACATGTCAACGTAAGCGTTGAGGTTGCGCCACGAGTATGGGTAGAACAGTCGGGCGGGCAGCAGGTCGATCGGGTCGTTGCCGCGGATCATGTCGGTGAAGAACCTTGGTCCGGTGACGTTCGCCGCCCACAGACGCCCGTCGCCACGGCGGCGCGCATGCTCGTCAACGAACTGCCTGGCGCGCACGAGCGTGGGATGGCCCGGCTCGCAGCCAACGATCCCGTTCGCCACACGGTTGGCTTGCCGCGCCGACCTGGTGGCAAACCCGCGACGCCCTTCTATGAGGCTATCGATGGGGGCGCGCGCCTCGAAGTCCACGTCAACATAGATGCCGCCATGCTCGGCGAGGATCTCGTAGCGAGCAACGTCCGCCCGCGCCTGGCCAACCGAATGGCCAGCAACAAGGTCAGGCAGGTCGTCGAATAGCTGGCGGTTGTAGAGCCAGCCAAGGTCGCCGTCCCCCCACAGGCGATGCTCCCAGTCGGGGTGGAACAGCAGCCAGGTGGCGATCAGGTCGTCGACGCCCTTCGGCATCTCATCGCCGACCCACACCTGGTGGATGATGCGGGGGATCACTTCAGCCGGCGGTTCAGCATCGGCTTGATCGACTCGCGGGGCTTTTCGCGCCGGTCTTCCGCGTCGAGGGCGGCCTGCGCGCGACGCCGACAGTCCTCGCTGGTGTTGGCGGCGTCGACCCACGCGAGGACGTCGTTCATGGTGCCGTCAGGCGGCACCATCCCTTCGTATTCAGGGTTGGCCGTATCCTCGATGGCCAGCTCTGGCCCGTCGTTGCGTTCGCCCTGATGGGGGTTGTCGACGAACGTGTCGCCTCCGCCGAGGCCAGTCTCCGTCTTGCCGATGTCCTGACCACCCACGAAGCCAGCCCGCTCCGCGTCTACACGTTCCGCTTCCTTATGGAGGCGCTGAGCCTTGGCTTGCTCCTCCTTGATGCGCTCAGCCTCGGCACGCTCTTCCGCTTCACCTTCATGGTCCATCGGCGGCTCGTCCTCCGAAGCCACGGGCGGCGCGACAGGGACGAGCGCTTCTTCGACGATTGCCGCCACCTCGCCGTCATCACACCGGTGCAGGTGCACTGCTAGGTCGCGGCGCTGCTCCCGCGACTGTTGCGTCACCATCCGCCGCAACGCCGCCGCACGGTCACGATCGACGAATCTGCGGACGCGACCCCACGGGATGCGTGCCGACGGCGGACGTCGATCCGCGTGCGACTGGCGCCCGCGGTTTCGCGCCATCGAACCGCCCTCGTCGTCAACCACAACAGGCTCCTTTAGGGCAAGTTTACTGCTGCTCTGACACTGGACCAGTCACGCCCGGCTTGCGCTCCCTCACGTACACCGGCTCGACTGAACACAAGCAGCCCTTATGGTCGCCGGGAAAATAGCCCTGCAACACGCCGTCGAGGCCCATGAAGCGCCCGTCAAGATCGTGATGGTCGTCGAATGGCGCCTCGCGGTCTGCGAGCGCGCCGTACTCCCACCGGAACTGCTTCAACCGTATGCCGCGCTTCTTCAACTCCTCGTTGGCGAGCAGCCCCACCGCGAATCCCTGCGGGTCGAGGTCGCTTGGTGGCTTCGGCGGCGTGAACGGCAACCCACAGTCCTCTCAGGCTACGCGGACCCGCCAGCGGTCGCCACGACCTTGCGGGCCAGCTCCGTCAATGTGAGACGGTCGGACGGCGCTTGCTTGCCGGCCCGAACGTCCTCCACCCCCCAACGGACTAGCTCGTCGACGAGCATGCTGACGCTCCGGTCGCGAGCGTCAATCCACGCGGCGGCGTCCTCTAAAGGTATGCCGGTGATTTCTTCGAGCTGCCCCCGCGCTTCGTCGAGCTTGCTCGACCACCACTCGCCGAGGCTCGACAGGTTCTCCCGCAATACCCCCTCCACGTCAACGATCGTGAAGGCCCGCTCGCCGAGCGTCAACGGCACCCTCACGTTGTCGACACCCTCGATTTCGCCCTGCCCGTCGCCGTTACGGAGCGCCGTTCTCAACTTCGCTCCGAGCCGTCGCATCGCGTCGTCCATGGCGCGCTCGACCGCCCCGATGAGCTGAGACCGCAAGTCGGCGTCGAGTCGTGACAGGGCGCGGCCCATCCCTTCCATCTCGCGGTCGCCAGCAAGCTCCTCCTCGGACGCCGGACCCTGCGCCGTAACTGCCGACGTGGAGGCTGACGATGGGATGCCAACTTCGCCCGGCGGGCCGGGACGCTCCTCCACATTCGGCTCGCGGCTGGCGCCCGAAGCGCTACGGATGATTCGCAGCTCCTCATCGGAGGGCGCGTCCTCCTCGCTGGCGCCGATCACATCGCGTAGGTATTTCAACCCTACGGCGCCGATCTTCGCCGCGTCCATCGCGTCCCGCACCGAGCTGCGGCGGGCTAGCAGGTCCGTCGGGTCGGGCGTGATGGTGACTTGATTGCCGAGTTCCAACGCTTCAGCGGCGCCCGCCAGCACGTCCCCCACCCGGTACGCCAACGGCTCCGTGTGGCCCCGGTAGGTGTCTTCCTGGACGAGCCAGGCGTTCCAGTGGTTCACGTCCGCAATGCCGAGCAGCAACTCGGCAGGGATGTCCAATCCGACGGCTATCCGCCCGATGGCCCTTTCGATACGCTCCTGCAAGTTCTCGTCATACGACCGTTCGAACGTGAGGTGGCGGAAGTTCTGAACTTGGTCGCCAGGCACCTCCAAGTCGAGGGGGACGAGCGCCGACGGGTCGTACTCGTCGCGGATCGGCGCCGTCATGGCCCGCTGAAGATCTTCGCCGAACGTCGACGCTGGGCTGCCGTCAGGATTGTGCGTGGGGAACTCGGCTTCGCTGGGGCGCAGCAGAATGCCGGCCTGGCTCATCCGCGATCGGCTTTGGCTGCGGCTGAGGGCTTCTAGCGTGAGTAGCTCTTCGGCGGGGCCGAGGATCGCCTGGAAGGGACTGTCGGCGTGACGGCGGTCGCGCGGGTCGGCGATGATGCCGCGGAGCTTCAACGCGTTCGAGTTGTCGCGGACCTTCTGCAGCTCGGGGTCTACGACGGATAGGACGCGCCAGCCGCCGTCGGATCGGGCGTCGCCGCCGCGGTGGCAGTACCACACTTCGCCAGCCACCTGGAAGTTGAGGGCGATTTCGCGGACGACTTCTGACAGGTCGAGGGGTTCGGTGACGCGCGACAGGAACACGTCGGTCTGGTCGTCGCTGCGGTCAGGGTCGCGTTCGAGCTTCTGCCCATCGACGGTCACGTCCCATTGGACGCGCGTCATGAGGCGGGCGATCTGGCTGGTGGGATAGTGGAGTTCGCCGAGTCTCCCCCAGAAGTCCCACGCTGTTCGCTGCCACGACTTGGTGCGGGCGGCAGCGCCAAGCGAGGTGCGCGGCCCGTCATGGACGGTGACGCTGGCTGTGAGGGCGCCTTGCTTTTGCCAGAACTTCACCAGTTACGCCTCGCCGTCATAGTTATCGTCGACGACTTCAGCGAGGGCCGTGGTCGCAGTAGATCGCTCTCCGAGCGTGCCGACGACGGCTGAGGCTGCGAGAGACTGCAAAACGGGGGCGGCCACATCACCAACGACGGCCGTGACGATAGTAATGGTGAGGGCGATCCACGTGCCGGAGCACCAGGGGCACTCAGCGAACTCGCGCGCAACCTCGCCAAACCTGCCGGCTAGCCAGCCCCGCAGCCGGTCGCTGACCGTGTCTGTACCGGCGAGCCGCCACAGCCGGTAGGCGGCCAAGCTCAACAAGACGAACTGGACCGCCTGCCACCCCGCATCAGTCAATCGGTTGCCCCTTGCGCGCTAGCGATGAGCTGCTCGCGTGGCTTGCGGCACACCTTGCAGCCACACCGGCAGCCGCCCGTCGACCACGACACGTTCCCGTCAGAAGTCGAAGTGCGCCACGTGCCACGCGATCGTTGCGGCCTCCTCGCCCCCGTGAACACCGACTGGCTACGGTCGGTGAACACGTACAGCGTGCCGTCGCGCCACACGACGCGGGCGCGCCCAGCACGCTCCTCCCCATCCACGCTGACGCGGGCCGGCGCATGATCGACGGTGCTCACCCCCCACCCCCCACTGGCGACGGGATCCGCGACGCGTGATCGCTGGGGACCCTGGCTCTCGCCGGCCCGCGCTTCGACAAGATCTTGACAGCACCAGACAGCGCGTCGATCTGATCGTCATGCTCGCCCTGCGGAAACAACTCCGCCTCGTCGAGAAAATCGCGATTCCACGCCCCCTCGACGAGCGTGACGTTGCCAGCCTCGGCAGCCGACGACACGGGGGCGGCCCGGTCGACCTTCGACCGGTTCGGCGAGTCGGCGTAGAACGGATAGCCGGCAAGCACACGGCGACGATAATGATCGATGGTGTTCACCCCGCTCGCGCCGCCCTCCTGCTCCATGTAGATCTGCACCCTCCCCTGCATGCGCTCCTCGTCATCGGCTGCCTTCGCAGCGACGAACTGCTCCACAGTCCGTGGGCTGCCGCGGATCTTCGCCACGTCGTACACGTACCATACACCGTCGCGCTGCGCCACGAGCGCGCCCGCCGTCCAATCGCCCTCATTACGATCCTTACCGGAAGCGGCCAAGTCCCAATAGCGAACCCACGCGAGGCCAGCAGGCACCGCCTCGGGCTTGACGACGTGGAACCACCACCGTCGGAACATCGACCCTTCCTCGACAACGTCCCAGTCGCCACGCAAGAGCCGCGCCCGCTCCGTCGGCCCGAGATGCTCCAAACTCCGCCGGTACGACTCTTGGTCGAGGCTCGGATTGTCCTCCAAAATCGCCGGGACGAAGACGGCGCCCGCACGTTTCGTATCAGGCTTGACGAGCCGGTCGCGCACCCACCCGTGACCGAACCCGCCCGGGTTTGACGCGGACCGCATCCGTAACGGCACCTCGGTAATCACGCTGCCGTCCATGGCGGATTCGCCAACGTCCTTCGACGGGTTCGGCGAATCGCACTCGCCCCCCAACGACTTGTCGCGGTCGTGCAGCCACATCGACTGGCCAGCGTGATAGAGCGGCTCGCTACAACGGGTGCAGACGACCTTCGGGCGGCGCAACCTGGAGAACAGAAACTCGTAGGTGCGCTCCTCGAACTGCGTCAACTCGTCGAACGCGACGAACTGGAACTCCGCCGACCGGTACTGCTCCACATCCTTGTGATGCTGCGCGTGCCCGAACGTGAGCCGCGCGCCCGACGGGAACTTCCACGTGCGACCGCCCGCAATCGACTTGGCGTCCGTCGGCGACAGCCACTCCCACGCGCGATCCATTATCGCCCCCGGAAGCGTAAGGTCAGCGAAGGTCCGCCGGAGGATCAGCGCGCTATAGCCGGGCACGTCCACGTACTGGAGGGCAGCCATAAGTAGCGCGTCGCTCTTGCCGCCGCCAGCAGCCCCGCCGTAGAACACCTCCTCGACGCCATTCAAACAGAGGAATAGCGCCTGCGGCGGGTGCGGCATGTGAGGGATGTAAGGCTCGACGATCCTCGGGGTGGCGGTGCGGAGCAGCTCAGCTCGCTGCTCCTCCCCCATTCGCTCCACCCTCTCCCGCTTCTGCTGGAAGATATCCGGAGCGTTCGAGGGCGACGAGGAATCCAGTGAGCCGGTCTGGGTCGTCACGCTGCAACTCCTCCTGAACTGACCGTACGTCGACGGGCGACCCGTCCGCGCCAGTCACCTCAGTGCGGGTCGTGTCGACGTCGCCGATGGCCTTCCCGCCGAGTTGATGCCACGCCTGCGCGGCGCGGGCGAGCATCTCGACCTCCCGCGCGTCAAGGGACGGCATGTCGATGTCGTCGTCGCGGCCCTCCTCGGCCGCCTCGCGCTTACGACGTTGGATCTTCTGTACTTGCTGGCCGATTTCGTTCATGCGCGCGTTGATGAGCGTCATGCCGGTCTTCGCGGCATTGAGGGCGCGCGAGTCTAACTCTACGGCTTCTTGCGCCAGCTCCTTCGCCCTGCGCTCCTGGCGGACTTTTTCGATGTGGGCCTGGAAGGCGGCACGCTGTTCGGTCCAGTTCTCCTCGGCGGCCTTCCCACGCACACGTTGCGGAGAGATGCCGAATAGCTCAGCGACGTGCTCCATCGAGGGCCACTTGCGCTCGCCGTCGTCGGTGATCTGCCCTTCAACGTAGACTTGCTTTACTTCAGGCCACGGGTGGCGCCGGCCCTTCTTCGGATGCTTCCTGCCGGCGTCAGTCTTGCCAGCATTGATTGTAGTAACTCCACTGTTGCTATCGTCTGACACGTGCGACCCTCCCTCTAAATACGCGCGCGATGTTCACACGGGGTTGCATGTGAAGGCGTGGGGCTACCCCGTGGCTTATTCTTCTTCGCGTTCCACGCCGGCCGCGTCGGCGGCAGCATTCGCGCCCTCGCCGGGGTGGCGGTCCTCCCAGTCGCGGAGGATCGCAACGAGTTTTTCGGCGCCACGGTCGGCGAGCACCCGTTGGACGAGGTCAGCTTCTTCTCCCTGGAACATGAGCATGAGGCGGAAGAAGCTCTGCTGCTCCTTTTGGACCATTTCGCGTTCTTCGGCGGTCTTCGCGAGGGCCATCTGGCGTTCGCGTTCGCGGGCTGCTTCAATGGCTTCTGTGGTGGCGGAGGTCATTTCGGTGCCGCCGTCATCACGCTGACGCACTTGAGTTTCAGTTGTTGTCGGCTGGTCGCTAGATGTTTCGTCGTTGGTTTTATCTTCGGGTTCGGGGGGTTGCCACGCTTGGCTGAACTCTTCGTTGGCGAGCGCTTCGGGGGCGGGGATGTCTTCGACCATTCTTTGGACTTCGGTGTCGTCCATCATCAACTCGTCCTGTGCCCAGTCGAGCGCGCCGAGCTGCTGGAGGTCGCGGAGGACGGAGGCGGCGAGTTCGACGTCTTCGGAGCCTCGCGCTCTGTTGTGGCGGAGTATGGAGACTTTCATTTGTTCGGCTGACATGTCGACGAATACGACGGGGACGCGGGTGTAGCCGAGTGCTTGTGCGGCTCGCCAGCGGTGTTCGCCGTCGACGATGGCGGCTTCGCGGTTGGCGACGATGGGCTGGGTGAAGCCGTCTTCGCGCATGCTGCGGAGTAGCAGTTCGAAGTCGTGGTCGGATTGCCGGTTGGGGTTGTAGTCGTTGGGTCGGAGCGACTCTAACTCGACGTATTGGACTTGGAGTTGTTCGAGGTTTTGGGCTTTTTCTTCGACGGCGCTGTCGCCCTTGTTCTTCGCCACGGTGGGGCTCTCTTTCTAGTCGCGTGATCCTTCGTTCCAGGCTCGCAGATATGCGGGGGGTATGCTTCCATCATGCGGGGGGCTGTGTGGGGCTGTCCAGTCGATGTGGCCGGGGTCGTCTTCGAACCATGCGGCGACGCGTCGGGGGTTGTTCTGATTGGCGAGGCTCGCCCCAGCGCCCTCATGTTGGAGGAGGCTGGGGGCGGTGTGCCACATGGGGTTGCGGTTGTGGTCGTGGAGGAAGCGCACGACGCGGCCGTCGTCGTGCTTGTAGTCGTGGCGGACGTGCCGGTCGGCCCACGGGATGAACTCGCCGGTCCATGTGGCGGGCCATGCCATCGCTCCGCCCCAGGCGGCGCCAGCGGTGGTTGCCCACGTGTGCCCGCGTTCGGCGGCGCGGCGAACGATGTTCTTCATGGTGAATAGGACGACGAGGTGGTGGGGGCGGGCTGCGAGGGCGCGGTGGAGTTGTTGGAGGAAGTTCCGGCAGGGGGTCATGTCGTCGGCAAGGATGAGGTGGTGGGTGGCTGTGGGTTCTTTTGTCCACAGTTGGAGGTAGGTGCGCCGGTAGGTCGGCCAGAGTTCGCCGGGGCCGGTGCGGCCTTTGACGATGTGGAGGTTGGGGATTTCGCGGAGCTGGCCGTTCACCCACGCTCGCCGTTGGGGGTCGCTGGTTCCGCCGTGTGCGACGGCGGCGGCGATGCGAATGGTCACGACGTTCGGACTTTGGGGGCGGTGCACTGGGCGGTATGGATGGTGTCGGCGACTCGATGTCGGAGCCATGGTGAGAGGAGCCGCCAGGCTTCATCGGGCGGGAGGGGCTGGGGTCGATCGACGGCGATTTGGACTTTGTAGCCACGGGCGACGTTGTCGGCGAGCCGCGGGTCCTTTACGACGCGGTGTGGCGAGTGGGTGTCGAGGCAGTACATGACGCCGGCCGTCATGGGGGGGGTGCCAGCGTGTCTGATCGTCAGTGTCGTCGGTGAGGCCGCGGATACGCATGCCGTCGTTGCGGACGATGAGGTGGTGGGTGTAACGCTCATAGGACTTGTCGACGTGCAGGTCCGTTCCGCTGCGGGTAGCTAACCAATGGACGAGGTTGTCGTCGTGGCCGAAGCTCTTGATTTTCTGCGACTTGCCGGCGCCGAAGGCGACGTCAAGTTCACCGTCAGTGACGGTCGGGGTGAACGTTAGAGATTGTGGGCGTGGGACCATCCAGAGGATCGGCGGGTCGGCCTGGTCGTCGCCGAGTTGATAGTCGCTGCCGACGGTGGGCATCAAGGCACCTCTGCGACGAGTTGGGGCTGCTGGCCGGACGCCTTTCGGAGCCGTTCGAGTGTGGCGGAGCACCGGTTCGGGTGAAGTTCGGAGCCTGTGAAGCGCCGGCCGGTGCGGTGGCATGCGAGGGCGGTTGCGCCGAGGCCGGCGCAGAAGTCGATGACGTCGTCGCCGGGTTCGGTGAGCGCTTCGATGGCTGGGTCTGGCTTGCGGTCGTCGAGGCCGGTGAGGTCAGGGAGTGTGGGCGCTTCGAGTTCGACGGGGACGAGGGCGAGCAGCAGGCAGGGGCCGTTAGGATAGTGGATTTTCCATTGTCCGACGCAGTCGAGGCCGACGTCGGCGGCGAGTTGGACGAGTTCTCTGGCGGTTTGATAGCCGATTTCAGAGAGGGTGATGGGGCTGGTGGCGGCGCAGACGGATAGCCAGGCGCGTTGCATGTTGTGGTAGCTGGCTGCTTGCGGGAGGCCGGCTTTGGTGCGGAATCCGCTGTAGAGGTTGGCGCCCCATGGCGGGTCGGTGTATATGAGGCTCGGCTTCGGGTTGACGTGGTTGATGAGCCGGTCGGCGGCGCCGCGTTCGAGGTCGGCGCAGAGGAGCTTGTGGTCGCCGACGTTCCACAGTTGCCCATCGCGGACGTCGTGTGCGAGGCCGCTGTGCCGTTCGTACGTCCACGTCATGTGGTGGCCTCAACGTCCCATTTGCCGGCGCCGGGCCGGAAGAAGTCTGGTTCTAGCCTCTTCGCGTAAGGTTGTTTTTCGCCGAAGGGGTCGCCGAGGTACATGGTGCGGGCTAGCTGTTTCCAGCTGTTGAGGCCTTTTTGGCACAGGGGGCAGTCGTTGGCCTGCGGGAATGGGGCGGTGGAGTGGTGCGAGTGGTAGGCGAGTACTTGCGTCATCACGTGTTCGCCGCGTTCGCGTATCCAGTCGGGGTTGGTGGGGTCGAGCACGCAGCGTTTGTAGGTGGCTTGCCAGTCTTCGCCGAGTTGACGTTCGGGTCTTAGCGCTCTGGTGCCGAACTGGACGGCGCTGCGTACTCCGGGGAGCCGTTGGCAGACTTTGTCGAACCATTGCGGCCAGGCGCCATATATTTTTTGGAGTTGGGAGATTGCTCCGATTTTCTGGGTGGGGGGTGCGATGCGAATCTGTTTTTCTGGCACGCCCATGCGGTACATCACGTCGTAGGCTCGGTTGTAGTCGAGCTGCATGTCGTTGATGAACTTCCACACGTCGCCGTCCTCCCAGTCGTAGATGGGGCGGGCGGTGTTCACTTCATTCTTGCCGCTTGGTGTGGCTGTCAGCCACGCGTCAGCCATTGTTCCATTGTTGCGGCTTACCTGGCTGCGGCCGGAGGAGTGGATTGCCATCACGCGGTTGGGGCTTTCAGCGCTGCGGATGCCAGTGACGGCGAATAGCTCCCGCCCCTCAGGTGGCGGGAAGCGCTATCCGGTGATGACGTTGCGGATTTCTTTTTCTGGTATTTCGTAGGCGTACGAGGGGGGTTTGCGCACCCATTCGTCGGGGTTGAGCTGCGGGTCGAAGGTGTACCAGTAGGGGTTATGTCGGTTGAAGACGTTGATGACTGGCATTTTCTGAACGATGTGATTGAAGGACACTTCGGGGCGTTCGGCGAGGCGCTCTAGATATTCGTATGTGCCGGGGAAGGCGACTTCTTCGTCCCTCACCTCAACTTCTACGGGGAGCGCATCGGCGTCTGTGGCGGCCATGACGCACAGTTCGGTGATGACGGTGGAGTCTTTGCCGCCGCTGTTGGCGACGACGACGCGGTGGCCGGCGTTGTAGAGGCTTTTGAGGCGGTTGTAGGACTTAGCGACGACGTCCGAGTTCAGGTAGTTGCGCCGGTATGTCACAGGTTCGGCTTCCTTCCGGTGATGACGAGGAATGGGGTGCCTAGCCCGAACTGTTCCACCGTAACGTTGGTGAAGTGCCGCTGGAAGGCTTTCTTGGCGGCGGTGGCGTTCCAGGGTTGCCAGCCGGTGTGTGGCGCGTAGCAGCTTTCGGGGAGGTACTCGCCGTTTCGGACGCCGTCTGATAGGAGGGCGCCGGGCGCGTGCGGCATGGCGAGTACGCCGCCGCCGGGCGCGAGTCGGGCGGCGGCGAGTGCGGCGAAGGTATGGGCAGGGAGGTAGCTGGCGGAGCACCACAGGCTCGCCACGCACCCCCAGCCGTGGGGGGTGGTGGGCCAGTGGTGCGCGATGGTCATGTCAGCTTGTCGGAAGGCATGCCAGGGGTGCTTGCGGGCGGCGATGTTGATCATCTCGGCGGATAGGTCGAAGCCGAGGTAACCGTCGGGTGATGGCTGGGTGGTGTCGACGGTCCAGCCGGTGCCGCAGCCGACGTCGAGGATAGGTTCGACGGCGAGCCAGTGGCCCCAGGTGGCGATGAACTGGCGGTCTTCTTCGAGTGATTCGTCGTCGGAGTAGAGCTTGTCATACCTGTCGGCGACGTCGTCGAACGGGCGGGGGTCCATCCGCATGATTGCACGGTAGGGCATGCGGTAGAGGGGCGCGGGTTATGGCCCGCGCTCCACCTGTAAACGGGCAGTTGCAAACTTTAGTCGTCCCGCTTGGCTTCCTCTACCGTGACCATCCGGTTTGTTTTTTCTTGCGCCATGTTGGCTTCCATTTGTGCCATGTAGCGATCGTAGAATGGACCCTTGTGGCGCGTCAAGTTGCCCTGGATGTCAATGAAGCTAATGTAGAAGATGGCCTTTTTCGTGTTGGTCTCTTCCTGTCCCATGCCCCTGTCCTTCCCGGTTCCTCCCGTTTGCCCTTGCATCCCTTATTGTAGCACGATGCACGCAGTCATGCAACATTGGGAAGCGTACAGGCAACGCATGGCACAGGCGTAAACCGTGTGTGAGTAGCGACCCTACTCACCCTGGGCAGCGCCCATAACGGCCCCATTTCGGGGGTTTTGGCGCAGAGGGGGCGCGCGAGGGCGAGTACGGCGTGAGTAGCAACTGAGCCACATAACCCCCGTGAGGGGTCGCTTGGCCGCTAGCGCGGAGGCCACATCGAAAGCCCGGCCGGGGATGAGCGTGGACGCCCAGGAGGGCGCGCGAGGCCACATCCCCGCAACTCTGGGGCTTTTGATATATAGCCGGTCGCGCGAGGCACGCGCCGGTGCGTGGGGCGTGTAAGCCGTACTCACCGCAACTCTGGGGTTTTGGAGGGGTTGACCCCCCTTGTGAGTAACGACTGAGCCATCTGTACTCACTCGTTACTCACCCCAAAATCCGGGCATTGCCCGCCTCTTGAGCCCTACGAGTAGCGTAGGAGTAATGAGTGAAGTGTGCAACTAAATAGAAAGGCATTTTATTCCCCCGCGCGCGTTACCGCGCGCACGCGTGCGCGCGTTAGCGACCTCGTGCCGCCTTGTCAACCTGTCTGCGCTTTCTCTCCGGGAGGAGGTCAACGACCGTCCGGTAGCCAGCACGGGTCACTGCGACAGCCCACTCGAACGCTTCGGATGGCAAGCGGAACTCGCCGTGGCTGACGGGCGCTACGTCCCGGCCGCCGCTGTTGACGCGACTCGCTGGTGGCGCTGGAGCGTGGATGTGCCGCGGTCGTTCTCGATGGCCCACCTGGCGGTCGCGACCCTGTGGGACTCGACGGCGCTCTGGTCGACGTACCGGCGCAGGTGCTTGTAGGCCTCGCTGCACCAGGTCGAGCACGTGACGGCGTCGGATCGGTCGGCAACGAGGGCGCCGCAGATCTTACAGGGGCCGTTGGCGTCGGTGAAGCGGAGCCGCCGGCTGGTGGAGGCTGTGGCCCACCTGGCGTTGAGGGTTGGGTCGTTTCTGATGCGGCTCTCGATGGTCTTTTGCTCCATGTCGAGCTGCTGGGCGATCTCGGCTTTGGTGAGCCCGTCGTCGACGAGTCGCCCGATGCGGTCGATGTGCCTCGCTTGCTTCTGCTCTCGCGCGTTGATGGGCAGGTGGTTCCGTACGGTCTGGTGGCTGACGCCGAACTTGTCGGCGATGTCGCGGAGTCGCCAACCCTCCTCGACGTACAGCCGCCGGTATTCCTCGTCGGCGCTCATGCAGGGCGCCTCCTCTCGCGTCTGCTCGTGGAGTGCTTGCTGTGGAAGCTGAGTGCATCGCTCTGGAGACAGCTACCCCCAGGCCGGTGGTTACCACTCAGCCCGCCCCTCGATAGGCGTGCATGATGGTCTCAGCGGCATATCAGGCGGTGGCGGGTAGCTTATTCCGCTCCGCCTCGGTGGCGCGCGTCACGTGGCTTCGCTTGCCTGCTAACTCGCATGATAGCACGACATGTTGACATTGGTCAACATGTCGTGC